TTACCATTGATACCTTTTGGGATTGAACCAGATACAATCTGATACATTGTTTTTGCGGCACCCTCATGCGTCTTCAGCAAAATGTCTTCTGGTACAACACGGGCACGATTTGAGTTATTTGTAACAGCAACACGATAGTTTGTAAGCACCCAAACGATATGTACATTCTTAGGGTCATAACCAACTTCTTGTAGTTTTGGCATAACTTCAGTAATATCACCAATCTCTTTAAGAGTGATATCGAAAATTATATTTGGTAGTCTGTCTTCCGATACATCAGCGAGAAGACCATCTAATGTTTTATCTTTGATGCCTGCATCTTTTACTGCCATATGAAGTTTGAATACGTCTTTAGGATTACGCAAATTCAAGTCTGCAAGTTCTGGGAACTTACCTTTTGTTTGGTTCAACTTTAGAAATGCTTTTTTCCACTCATCAACATCACGAATTTTAAAGTCATTACCTTGAAGAAAGTTTGAGATAGCAAACCCCTTACCTGAACCAGCGCCGCCAGCAAGAAAAACAATCTGTCCATATTTTTTGCCGCCGTTAAATAGTATTTGCTTTTCTTGCAGGTCTTGAACTTCACTTTCCGTATCGTTCTGCAACCACTCGTTAAGTGATAGTCTCATTGCTTTCTCCTAAATTATGCTTCTGTTTTAACTTCTTCAAATGAACTGTCTTTAGCAACTTGTACAATTTGTCTGTAAGTTCCTCGGGTAAATGCGTGATTGATTGCAGTAATCATAGCGTTATTACTTAACTGCCTATCCATTGTTTCACCCTCTGTTTCTTTTGCTCCTGGGGAAGGTAGACGTAAATCAACAACATCACCAATTTTTCTATTAGTAACACCAGGTAGTTTCAAGTCAATTTTAGTTGAACCGAACAATGCTCTTTGAGCAAGTGCCGCTGGTGCAAATTCTTCAATCCCACTTGCAAACTCTTCTGCCGCATCAGTCAACAGAACACGAATGTTTGAAGAAGGTTCCATTATGTTATTTATCGCTTCTGCTCCGACAGTCATATTGGGTTCAAGTGATTTGAAACTCTCAAATATATCTGCTAGTTTTGTTTCAGTGATAGTAACTGCACCCGTAACTGGGTCAAATACTTGCATGGTGTTTGCTAATGCACCATTTAACATCTGTTGAAGATTGTTATTCTGTGATAATATTCTAAACTCTTCAATACCTTGCATTGCATTCAGTGTGTTTGCTTGAACGTTTTGTGGGTTTCTATGTAAGATTTCTCTTTGGTCTGAATCCCTAATTGGTTCAATATCTTCAATCATAGACTGTATGCTTCTAAAATGAAACCCTCTCAAATCTTCCCAAAATCTGTAATCTGAACCTGTCGGGTGTGCGGCAGATTGTGCAGTCTTTGACATTTCTAGCAATATTCTTGCTGGTGGAAAGTTTGGGAATGACATTCTTCTTGGCATAAGAGTAGGTTCTATATCAAACTCTTTGTCAATCGCAAGATTATCATCATACATCTTCTGTGCCATATCAGAAATAAGTTCACCATTAAAACCAAAACTAGCAGAAGTTTTCGTATTCTTTATCATCTCATGCGAACAGAAATGACAAACAAGCAACTGCATCTCATTGGCATCACTTCTGTTTGATACTTTGTAGATATAGAAAGACTGTTCGATTGTGTCTCCACCAGGAGTTTCGAATACAACTTCTAAATGTTCTTCACCAGAAATTGGTAGTTTTGAAGCAAGACCTACACCATCCATAAGTGCTAATGTGCCAGTCAAAAAAGGTTTGTACATATCTTCATAAATATGCAACTCTGTCATTATTTGGTGTATTTTTACTGGCGTACCTGTTCCATGTTGAGGAATGATATCGAGCGTTATTGGCGTATAGTCAGTTGTATTTGTAATTTGCGACATGATGTATTAACTCGTTTTTTTCAAAATAGAAGTCATTTCTGTTACGATGCTTGGTACGAATTCGGGTTTAATTAAACGAACTGCTCTTTTACTTAAATTCAACTCTTGCTCATAAACAAGATTAGAGACTTCTCTTCTTTCATCTACAGGAACATCTGTGAACTGAGCATAATCTAATTTGTCGCCCGTAGTAGTATTTTCGTAATGATGAATTGCTCTTTCTGTTGAGGTTCTATATTGACCAAACTGCAAATTGCCTGTTAGTGTCTCATTATCTCTAATGATTATAGTTTCAGCCTGTCCACCTTTTTCAAACTTCCCTTTAGTTTCTTCTATGATAATTCTACCCACAGAAGGATTCCATTCTACAACAACACCCTCTGAGGTATCATTAAATATCTTAGAGCCTGTTGCAATATCACCACTGAACGAGTTTGTGTTCATAGTTATGCCTGGGTATTTTGCTTTCATAAAATTAACGAATGTGTTATAGTTCATACCAAACCCAAATCGACCATCTTCTTGTAGATTTGTCATTAACACAATCCAGTGAAGACTAATATCGTCATAGTATTTGTGGGCAATCATTTCGGGTGTATCGCCATCTTGCATATCATAAGTGTAAAACAGTCTTGCATTATCACGGACGACCTGTGCTATTTCTGCACGAACCATAATGTTTCGTACATTCTCTTCAACATCCTGTACAGTATATTTTGTTTCAGGATACTTTCTAAAAAGAAGACTTCTTTTTCTTGGTGCAAATTGATTAGTTTCAGCCATGTCGATTACATTCCCGCAATTGTTTCTTTAGTAAGATACTTTGTTTCTTTGAACTGCAACGTCAAGTCAACTTCTACAGGTTCACCATCAGCATGATATGCGGCGACACCAGAACCAGAATAGTTTATACTCATATCAACAAGAACTGCATCAACATACCCATTGTATAAATCACCACTACTTACATTGATAGAGAACTTTGAAGGTGGTGTGAAGTATGATGTTTCGCCTGCGTTTTTGAATGCTGGGTGCATATGATATTTAAACATTTGAATAGCACCTGCAAGCACAGCCATTTCTGATTTATTTTTAGGGAAGAATTTGAAATCAAATGAGAAGTTTCTAAAACCGATACCTCTAAACATAACCTCCATATGATTGTTTACTGCTTGGTTATTTGCTTTGTTATATGCATCTTGAGTTCCTGTCAATCCTGTAAAGGATTCTGCACCAGCAAGAGCATTTTGCATTGCACTAGAACCTGCTTCTTTGAGTGCGCCACCAATAGCGGCTGTGTTTACAGTACCAGCGTCCATCAAAGGCTTTAAGATATTAGAAATCTGACTTTCTTCATAGTTCGCAGAGTATTGAGTTTGCATAGTTTGAGGCATATATAGTCGAACAGACCCTGAGGAAAATGCCATCAGATTTGTCGAAACTGGAGTGTTTGGTGCAAACGCTTGACCCATCTCATTCAAAGCAGTGAATGTGATTGAAGGTCCTTCTCCATCTGGTGGAAACTGAGCGTTACTCGTTCCAAACATACTTTTACCCAACAAAGCGAGTGGGTTTGGTATATTAAATGACAGTGATAATCCCATTGGGTTCCCTCTTTTATTTTATAAATACTTTACTACATTATTTATAAGGACTACATGAATGGCATACAAAGGTAAGTACAAACCCCAAAACCCAGAGAAGTACAAAGGCGACCCTACTAAGATTATATATCGTTCTTTGTGGGAACGAAAGTTTATGGTGTATTGCGATACAAATGTAAACATATTGCAGTGGGCAAGTGAAGAAGTAATCATACCGTACCGTGACCCAACATCAGGCAAGAATAGAAGATACTTTCCCGATTTTTGGGTAAAGATGAAGACTAAAGACGATACTATTGAGTGTAGTCTAATCGAAGTCAAACCAAAGAAACAACTTAAAGCACCTGACCAATCTAAGAAGTATAACACACCTACTGGGCGTTTGTCAACCAAATATGTGCGTGAAGTAAAGACTTATGCCGTGAATATGGCAAAGTTTGATGCGGCAAAAGAGTTTTGTGCCGATAGAAAGTGGTCTTGGAAAATTCTTACTGAAGAACATTTAACTTAGTGTTATAAATAGTCATATAGGTTTAACTGAGAGATTGTATACATGGCGGCAGTAGTATTTGACGATATTCTCTTGCAAGGTGTTAGGGCTGGACAGATACCAGCGAAGACAAGAAAAGCAAGAACTTGGTATCGTATGAAAGCAAAAGAGTTGGGTACGAAAACTACTCAAACATCATTAGTTTCTGACAGTGAGAGATTGAGAGGTCGAATACTGCCTGGGACTATGGTGTTCTACGTCTATGATGCAAAGGGTAAAAAGACACTCCCATATTACGATAGATTTCCATTGACCATTGTAGTTGAAAATACTACAGATGGTTTTTTGGGATTGAACTTACATTATCTGCCTTATCAAGCGAGAGCAAAATTGATGGATGCTTTATACACTCTTTCAAACAATAAAAAATATGATGATACTACACGATTGAAATTGACTTATCAAACTCTAAAAGGTGCGGCGAAGTTAGCGGCATTTAAACCCTGTCTCAAAAGATATTTGAGTGGGCAAGTTAGAAGTAAATATGTTTATATCAACCCATCAGAATGGGACATTGCTTTATTTCTGCCAGTTGAAAACTTCAAGGGTGCAGGGAAAAGAAAAGTCTGGACTGATAGTGCATCAAAATATTAAGGACTGAAAATGGACATCTCAAGTTTCGCCGCAAAATTATCATCTAGTGGACTACAAAAGTCTTCACATTATCAGGTAGAATTTTTTCCACCAGGTGCTGTTGGTTCTGTTCCTTACGGTAACGCTACTGCACATTGTTATGTAAAAGATGTTTCTCTTCCAGGTAGAAATATCTCTACTTCAGAAATAAAATATGGTGGACTACCCACAACGAAACAAGCATATAACTCTATTCCAAATGATTGTACAATCACATTTATGGCTGATGGTGATATGCAAATCTGGAGACATTTTCAAGCATGGCAGAGAGCAATTCACGACCCACAGACTGGCGCTGTTGGGTACCCTGATGATTATAAGGGTGTCGTAAAGATTAAAACATTTTCTGTAGATGGTACTACTACACACGAACAATCACTACAAGATGCATTCCCTGAGAATTTAAGCGATATTCAATTGACGTATGGCGCAGAAGAACTTGCAACATTTTCAGTGACATTTTCATATACAAGAATTGAAGAAGGTTCGGGTATTGGTGGAGTTGGTGGTGCTACACCAGCACTTGCCGCAATCGGTGGACTTATACAGGCGATTGCGAATCCATCTATCTCGTTTAGTGTTGGTCCGTTCAACGGAAGAATTGGTTTTTAATTTAATACATATATAATAATGATTATATAATTTTTTATAAAATGGAGAATATACATGGCGTTACCTAAAATTGACTTGCCCCTTTACACTACAGAAATTCCGTCTACTGGAAGACAAATTAACTTTAGACCGTTTCTAGTTAAAGAAGAAAAGATTTTATTGATGGCTTTAGAGAGTGGCAAAGAAGAAGAAATTCACGGCGCAACTCTACAGATTATTAGAAACTGTACTGCTGGCAATGACCCAGAACTTGATGTTGAAGGCATGGCAAATTTTGATGTTGAATGGATGTTTCTTCAAATTCGCAGAAGAAGTATTGGTGATACAAGCACGTTAAGATTTAAACATAAGAATGGTATCAATAATAAAGGTGTGCCATGTGATAATACTATGAAAGTCGATGTTGACTTGAGTGAAGTTGAAGTGCATGGTGACATTAAACCACCAATTATTCATCTGACTGAAACTGTAGGTATGAAGATGAGATACCCGACTGTGCTTGAAGCGATGAGTATTGCAAAGGATGCGAGTGGTGGTGTCGATAAGATTTTGAAAGTTGTTGCGTCTTGTATTGAAATAATCTTTGATGGTGACGAAATGTTCCCTGCAAAGAACAGTACAGAACAAGAGATTAATGAATTTCTGGAAGGTTTGAATACAGAACAGTTTCAGAAGGTGAACGCATTCTTTGATAATATGCCTAGATTGCATAAGAAGATACGTCATCAATGTAAAAAGTGTGATGAGATGATTGAACATAATGTGGAGGGTTTGTCGAGTTTTTTCGTATAATGCTGGACCATAATAAGTTGAAAAACTTATATGAAACAAATTTCGCTATGGTTCAGCATCACAAATACTCACTCACAGAAATCGAGAATATGATGCCGTGGGAGAGAGAAGTGTATGTTGGTATGTTAATTAATCATGTTCAGGAGCAAAACGAAAAAATTAAAGAACGAACTGCAAAAAGAAAAAGTTAATGTCTATAAAAGAGAGCAATAAATGGCAACGTTAAAAGACACAATTGATTCCATGAAGGATTCAAATTTTCAGAAATTTGCTTCTGACCAAGAGAAGCGAACCCGTGAAATTATGAATTCTATCGACCAGTATCAGAAAAATGTGTCTGGCGAA